GTTTTAGATGCTCAAAATCAGAAATTAAGAGCATATCAACAAGAACTTGAAAAAGCCAAAAAATATGAAAAAGAATCATCCGATGAAGTAGAAAGATTAAAAAAAGAGCTTGAGAAAGCTAAAAGCGAGTATGGTGAAAATTCAAGTGAAATCAGAAAACTTGAGAAAGAACTAACAGAAGCAGAACAAGCAGAACAAGCAATGCATACGCAAGTTAATAATTTAACTGTTACGATGAACAACCAGCAAGGAACAGTTAACAGAACAGCAAGCGAGTTAAATCATTTAGAGTCAGAGTTAGAAGATGTTGAAAAGGCAGAGAAAGAAGCAAGTGATAACAGTGCAGATTTAGGAAATGCACTTGAAGATGCACAAAGTGAATCTAAAAATGCAAGTAGTGGTTTTAGCACTATGAAAGGTGCACTTGCTAATTTAGTAGCGGATGGAATTAGGAATGCAATAAGTGCTCTTAAAGATATGGTTGCTGAAACAATAAATGTTGGAAAACAGTTTGATAGTACAATGTCTGAAGTTAAAGCCATAAGTGGATCAACTGGAAAAGAATATGATGCTTTAAGAGCTAAAGCTAAAGAGATGGGTGCTAAAACAAAATTTAGTGCATCAGAGGCTGGTGAGGCTATGACATATATGGCTATGGCTGGCTGGAAAAGTAAAGATATGATTGATGGTATTGAAGGCATAATGAATTTAGCAGCCGCATCAGGTGAAGATCTTGCTACAACATCAGATATAGTAACAGATGGTTTAACAGCAATGGGATATTCTGCAAAAGATGCTGGAAAGCTGGCTGATGTAATGGCGGCAGCTTCATCCAACGCCAACACCAATGTAAGTATGATGGGTGAAACTTTTAAATATGCAGCCGCAGTTGGTGGTTCTTATGGTTATAGCATGGAAGATATCGCATTAGCTACTGGATTAATGGCTAATGCAGGTATAAAAGCGAGTCAGTCAGGTACAGCTCTACGAAGTATTATGTCGAGATTGGCAACTGATGCAGGAGCTTCCAAAAATAAATTAGGTGCTCTTGGCACAATGACAAAAATTTTAGGTGTACAATTTTATAACACTGATGGCACAATGCGAGATTTTAGTGATGTATTAGAAGATGCAAGAGTTAGTTGGAAATTCCTTACAAAAGAAGAACAGGCTAATTATGGTAAAATGATAGCAGGTCAAAATGCACTTAGTGGCTGGTTAGCTCTTATGAATTCGTCTGATGCAGATTTTAAAAAATTATCAGGTGCTATTAATAACTCTAGTGGTGCAGCTAAAAAAATGTCTGATACTATGCAGGATAATTTAGGTGGAGATTTGACAACACTAGGATCTAAATTCGAAGGTGTGCAGATAGCTATTTACGAAAAATTTGAACCAGCATTAAGAAAAGGTGTAGATGCTTTAAAAGGATTAGTAGATGGTGTAAGCTGGATAATATCGCATAGTGAAGATATATGTACTGTATTAAAAGGAATGGCTTCAGGAGTAATGGCATATGTTGTTGCTACATCTGTTTTAGATGGAATACAAAAAGGATGGAAATCTGTAGCTATTGCTCAAAATATTGTTGCAGTAGGTCAAAAAATTTTAACAGCCGGTCAGGCAGCATTTAATGCTGTATCTAATCTTAATCCATGGGGGATTGCAATAGCTGCACTTGTAGCAGCATTTATTATACTATGGAAAAAATCAGATGCATTTAGAGAGTTTTGGATTAATCTCTGGAACAAAATAAAAGAAATAACAGGAGAAGTTGTTGATGCTATTGCAAAATGGTTTAGTGATGCATGGGATGATATTAAATCAGCATGGAGTGCAGTAGGTTCATTTTTCTCGGGAATTTGGGAAGGTATTAAAAGCGTATTTAGTACTGTAGGAGAGTTTTTTACAAATACATTTAGCACTGTAGTAACTGCAATACAATCTGTATGGTCTACAATAGTTGAATGGTTTAGCACGTATATAGTCGAACCTTTAAAAATGGTATTTGCTCCTTTTATAGCTTATTATACATTTATATTTACAGAAATTAGAGACTTTATTAAAAGCGTAGTACTTGTTGTAGTTGAAATAGTGCAAGGATGCTGGATAATGATAAAGACGATATGGGGAGCTGTAGCAGGCTGGTTTAATACAAATGTAATAACCCCGTGGAGAAATATATTTAGTGCAGTGTGGAATTTTATAAAAAGTGCAGCACAAGGAGCTTGGAATGGTATAGTTGCAATATGGAGAGCTGTAGCAGGTTGGTTTAACGCTAATGTAATAACCCCGTGGAGAAATATATTTAGTGCAGTGTGGAATTTTATAAAAAGTGCAGCACAAGGAGCTTGGAATGGTATTAAAAATATATTTGGAGCTGTAGCAGGCTGGTTTAATACTCGTATAAAAGCCCCGCTTATTAATACATTTACGGTAATTTGGAACACGTTGAAAACTAAAGCACAAGCAGCTTGGGAAGGTATTAAATCTGTTTTTAGTAAAGTAGCAACATTTTTTGGAGATATTTTTTCTAAAGCTTGGACAAAAGTCAAAAATGTTTTTTCTACAGGAGGAAAAATATTTGACGGAATAAAAGAAGGAATAGTTAGCACTTTTAAAAGCATAGTTAATAAAATAATACGCGGAATAAATAAAGTTGTATCTGCACCTATAAACGCTATAAATAAAGTGTTGAGTAAGATACAAGGTGTTAGCGTAGCAGGTGTAAAACCTTTTTCAGGATTAGTAAGCAGAATAGATCCTATCCAGATACCAACACTTCAAACAGGTGGTATTTTAAAACGTGGTCAAGTTGGTATATTAGAGGGAAAAGGTGATGAGGCTGTAGTACCTTTACACCAAAATAAAAAATGGATAAGTGCAGTAGCTAAAAGCATGAGAAATGAATTAAATGGAGCTACAGCTTATTCAGGAGATTTAGGAGGAACTACAAGTAAAAGTGTAAGCAACTTTACACAAGTTATAAACTCACCAAAAGCTTTATCAAGAATAGAGCTTTATAGACAAACAAAAAATTTATTAAATTTAGTGCAGATGCAAGGAGGTAGCTAGATATGTTTATTGCTAAAGTTAAAAACTATAAAGATGAACTTTTAACACTAACACAAAAAGAAGATAAATATCAAGTAATAAGCATAGAAGGCTTAAATCCTCCTGAAGCACAAATAAACACTATGGATGTAAGCGGTATGGATGGTTCTAGGTTTAATTCATCCAAATTGGCAAATAGAAATATTGTTATAACTATTAAGTTATGTGGAGATGTGGAAACAAATAGAATAGAACTCTATAATTTTTTTGTAGTAAAAGAGATGTGTACATTTTATTTTAAAAACACAATTAGAGATGTATACGCAGAAGGATATGTTGAAAGCGTTTCATGCAATGCTTTTGAAAATGGTACATTAATGCAAATTTCTGTTATATGCCCATATCCGTATTTTAAAGATGTAGTACTATCTACAATTGATATGTCAAATATTTCATCGGGATTTGTTTTTCCTTTTAGTGCTGATTCGGATGGAATACCTATTTCGAACATAAACACAAGTGGAACGACTTTGATAAAAAACAACAGCGATACAAATTGTGGAATTGTAATAAGAGCTAAATTTAAAACAAATGCAAATCATTTTGAAATAAAAAATTTAACAGATAATAGCTCTTTAAAAATAAATCTTGCATTTTTAGAAAATGATGAGCTTATTATAAACACAAATAAAGGTAAAAAGTATGTGAGAGTTAAAAGGAATGGAACTCTTTATAATGTATTTAGATATGTAACAATAGATTCGGTTTTTTTGCAACTGTTAACAGGAGATAATTATTTAAGGTACTACATAGATGGATATTTAGAAAATTTTATTATAATAGATGTACAATTTAATAAGTTATACAGAGGTGTGTGATATGGAAACTATAGAAATTTATGTACTTGATAAAAACTTAAATATGGTTAGTATAGTTGACACATACGAATCTCTGATATGGGTAAATAGATACAATGATGAAGGAGAATGTGAGCTATACACAGAAGCTTCAGAAAACAATTTAAAATTATTTAAAAAAGGTTATTTTTTAATTAGAACAGATGACAAAATGGTTTGTAGAATAGAAAAAATACAAATTACTACAAATACAG